ATACAGCCAACTTTAGATTATGTAAAAAATCTATCTGAATATACACCTGGTAAAGATTTTCGCCATGTGGCAGAAATACCTATGGTAGTATATCAAAGAGCAGTCCGAGAAGGATGGGCGCAAGATTCTGCGCAATGGAAGAAATGGCTAAACCATTCAGATAACAAACCATTTAGAACATGGAAAGGTAAAGTATGACATACGATGAATTAAAAACTAATATTGCAAATTTCTTAAACAGGTCAGATTTAACAGATCAGTTAGACTTTTTTATAGATGCAACAGAATCAGAATTTAACAGAAGATTAAGAAACAAAGACATGGTAAAGCGTGCAACTGCTACAGCAGATGGACAATACATGAGCTTACCAACAGATTGGTTAGAAGCTATTAATGTAGAAATAACATCAAACGACTTTAGACCATTGTTTCAACAATCTATAGAATCATTAGATGTATATAGAAGGTCTAATGATAATGTAAATGGTCAACCAATTTATTATGCAATTGTAGATAATTCATTAGAGTTAGCACCTACCCCTGATGCAAGTTATACGCTACAATTAACATACTATGGCACTATAGATGCTTTAAGCAGTTCTAATACAACGAACTTTATATCCACAGGATATCCAGATGCTTACTTATATGGTGCTTTAAAACATGCTTCTATCTATCTAATGGAAGATGAAAGAGTGCCGTTATTTACAGCACAATTTGAAAAGGCATTAGAAGAGATGAGAATGGAACAAGAGAAAGCAGAGTTTGGCAAAGGATCTCTAATGCAAAGAAGAAGAACTTATGGCAAGTCTGGTAAAAACATTTATTATTGGAATAATAATTAGGAGACAATATGGCTGGATTTAGTGATTACTTAGAAGATAAAGTATTAGACCATGTATTTGGTGGTAATGCTTATACAGCACCAGGAACATTATATGTTGCTTTATATACTGTAGCACCAACAGATACAGGTGGTGGTACCGAAGTAACTGGCGGTTCTTATGCAAGACAAACTGCTGCATTTACCGTATCTGGTACAGACCCCACCACAGCAACTAACTCAGCTGCGGTTGAATATCCAACAGCTACAGCAGACTACGGAACTGTGGTTGCAGTTGGTATATTTGATGCTTCATCAAGCGGTAATCTAATGGCTTATGCAAACCTAACAGCTTCTAAAACTGTAAGTTCAGGCGATGTATTTAGATTTGACGCTGGCGATTTAGATATAACATTAGCTTAATACCATGGCCTCAGTAGGCTATGGCTTATACACATACGGAAAGTCCAATTACGGAACTCCTGTATATCATTTTGGCGCAGCCACAATAGCACAAACATCATCTGCAACAGCGGATGGTAGATTTGTTATTGTTGGTGCATCAACCATATCAGCAGTATCTTCTGCAACAGCAACAGGTAGACAAATAGATCGCGGACAAGCGGTTATTGGTGCAGTATCTAGCGTTACAGCATCTGGTACACAAATTGATAGAGGTGTTGCAACTATAGCAGGAACATCTGGATTTACAGCTGTTGGTATACAAATAGACTTAGGATCTGCAACTATTACAGCTACATCTAATGTAATAGCTACAGGTACACAAATAGACCGTGGTGTAGTTATAGGACCAGTCGTATCAGGTATGACAGCTACAGGTAGATTTACTGTAGTTGGTGAAGGAACATTTGCAGAAACTAGCGGATTTGATGCACTAGGTGGCATTGTAATGAGAGGCGTATCTGTAATTGCACAAACAAGTGGATTTAATGCAGTTGGTGGTCTAAAATGGAATGATATAATTGTTCCTGGTGAGACTTGGACCGACCAAATAGTAGCAGATGAAACTTGGACTGACCAAGCAAACCCAGATACATCATGGACAACATTAGGCGAACAAGACGCAGCTTAAAGGATAAAATTTTATGGCAGATACATTTACAACGAATTTAAACTTAACTAAACCAGAAGTAGGAGCATCTACTGATACTTGGGGTACAAAGCTAAACGCTGACCTTGATACAGTAGACGGATTATTTAGTGCTACTGGTACTTCAGTAGCTATGAACCTAGACGGAGCAGTAATAGATAGCTCTGTCATTGGTGGTACTACAGCAGCAGCAGGTACATTCACAACCCTTACAGCTAATACATCTATTACTGGAGATGTAACTGGTGACTTAACTGGATCAGTTTTAACAGCAGCTCAAACCAACATAACAAGCGTTGGTACTCTTACAGGTTTAACCGTAAATGGTAACATCTCAGTAGACGGTGGAACAATTAAACTTGATGGTGATTATCCAACTGGTACAGGTAACGTAGCTTTGGGTGATACATCTTTAGATAGCTTAACAAGTGGTAATTACAATACATCTATTGGTAGTAATGCCTTAACAGCAAATACTGAAGGTTCTTCAAATACAGCAATAGGTAGAAGCACCTTAGATGCTAATACAACTGGTGGTCAAAATACAGCCACAGGTCATGCTGCATTGGGTAAAAATACAACAGCAAGTAACAATACCGCATTTGGTTACATAGCACTTACAGACAATACTACAGGTGCTAACAACACCGCCGTTGGTTCAAGTGCTTTACTAGCAAACACTACAGGTGCTAATAACACAGCAGTAGGTGTAAGAGCATTAGAAGATAATACAACAGCTAGTGGAAACACAGCAGTCGGTTATGTTGCATTACCTAACAATACAACTGGTGCTAATAATACTGCTTTAGGTTATA